GGCGCGTCGTCCTCGGTAAGCCACGGGTCGGTGACGATGTGACCGAAAGGGCGCTCGAAGCCGATCGGGCCCCACGTGTCCGGTAGCTGCTCGGCGAGCGGCCCGGCGTTCAGGTTGATTGGGAAGCGGATCATATCGGGTGCCTCCTGGGGTTTCGGCCCTGCCTGGGGCCTCATCAGCGTCCGAGCGTCACGGACGGACCCCCGAGGGGGTCAGGCTCATCGGTCGTTGAACCGGTCGTAGGCGTCCGCGCCCGGACAGAAGTCGTCGGGTGTCGACGGCAGGTCGCCACGGCGCACCGCGTCCGCCTCGGCGATCGCCTCCATGACGAGCCGCTCGGCCTCGGCCTCGGCCCACTTGTTCCGGCGCTCGTACGCCTCCTCGTAGGCCGCAGCGTCGGCGCACGCGCGGCAGAGCCGCCGGACGCGCCTCGTGCCTCGCTCTATCGTGTGGTAGGTGCGGATGCCGAGCGCGACGCCCGACTCGAAGCAGCGCTCGCAGCGCTCCGTATCGAGCACGTCGGCGAGCGGTAGGCCGGTCAGTTCAGAGACGGTGGTCGGGGCCTTCGTGATCCTCTCGTGCGGCATGGTTCGGTGTCCTTATGGTGACGGGAAGTGTGACGGTCAAGGGCAAATCAAGAGGCGTCGGCGTCCTCCTGGGGGGCGGGTACGCGCAGGTGGATCATGGCGTCGGAGAGGGCGGCAGTGAGCGGATCGGCGCGACGCCGTAGGTACCTGATGTTGTGAGGGGTGCCGAAAGCGCTCGGGGCCAAAGAGGTGCGCACCAAGTCGAGTAGGTCGCCTGCCGCCTTGTGCAGCGCCTCTGCGCGCTCCTGGGGGATCGGGGCCTGCATGGGGTGGGTGCCCTCGACCGGACCGCCAAGCTTGCCGATGAAGCGGGCGACCGTGCCGGAGTAGTTGGCGCGCGCTAGGCCCGCGCAGTCTCCGCAGTATCCGACCGTTTCCAGCGACGGCCCCGGTCCTTCGTCCTCGTCTGACGAGAACTCGATCACGTACGTCTCGACCGGCACGCCATCGGTGGCGCAGTCCTCGGCGCTCTCGCCGCAGCCCTCGCACGACGCCGGCGGGGCCGAGCGGTTCGCGGCCTCCGTGAGCGCTTCCAGGTCCTGCCACGTGGCCTCCGGGCCCGGCGCCTCGACGAGCATGCGGCCATCGGCGTCGAGGATGCACGAACCTTCGTCGTCGGACTCCGAGCGCAGCGGGAAATTGAGCTTCGACATGGTGGGTGTCTCCTTGGGGTGTGTGCTGGGGGTCTCAGCGGTACCAGTAGGTGCGGCCACCGTACTCGACGTCGCTGTAATCGATCTTCAGAGCCTCGGCGGCGGCGGGCCAGTCGATGTGGTTGGTCGGCCATCCGGCGTTAGCGTCGACCGCGCCGATGTCGTCGGCCAACTCCTTGGCGTACTCGACGAAATGGTCGTCGGCGACCATGTGGCCGGGGTACCAGTCGCCGCGCCATTGGTGGTCGCCGCCATAGCCCTTCGTCTCCTCAAGGAGCGAGCGGAGCGCGGCAAGCTCGGTGCGCTCCTCTTCTTCGAGAACCTCCTCGGCTTGGTCGCGCGGCGTGTAGGCGGCGTCCCCGAGGTCAGCGATCTTCTCCTCGGGTTCCTCCTCCTCCAACTCCTCCAACTCCTCCAACTCCTCGAGCCGGTCGGTCAGGTCGCGGAAGTCGATCACGTTGTCCATGGGGTGGATCTCCTCTTTTTGGTGGGTGGGAATCAGTGGGTGTGGTGGAGCGTGACTTGGTACTTGGGGGGTGCCATGCCCGGGCCCTCGAAGCGCTCCGTGTCGTAGGCAAGGCCGAAGGCGCGCTCTATCGCCAAAAACAGGGCGTCGGCCTCGGCCTCGAGGAACGTGACTGTCTCGCCCTCACGCAGCGCGGCGATGACTTCGTCCTCGCGGGTGGCGACAGGAGCGGGCTCGCCCGCATGGAAACGGCCGTAGCAGCCGCAGGCCATCGACTCAGGATGACCGCAGCGCATATAGAGGCCGTCGCCGCCCACGAAGACGGCGACCGGCGAGAGCACGACCAGCCAGAAGGCGAGCCAACGATTCGCGGCGCGGCGCCGGCGCTCAGAAGGGAGAAGGCGAGGGCGGTAGCGATCCATGGTAACGACCTCCAAGTGTGACGGGAACCGTGACGTACACATATGGAGTCTAAGGGTGCCAAGGGTGCCTGTCAAGCCTCATGTGTTGCGGGCCTTGCACTCCATGGTGTGTGGCGGCTCGAGAGCCGACCGAGACGGGTCGAGCGCCAGCGGGCCGCGCCTGGGTCGCTCGGGGCTAGGCTCAAAACCTGCGTCGAAAACTTCCTTGGCAAGGCTAGGGGTAGCCGAAAAACTTGCACTTTTTGAGGGAGTGCACAAGCCGCAAGAATGGCGTATGCGCGCCCTATCGCCGGTCCTTGCACTCAATTGGAGTCCTTGCACCCTAGTGCAAGCTCAGAGGCCAGTAGTTATGCCGAGCCTTGCGATCTTGCGGTTTTTCACGCTGATAACCCCTACTAAGAGGGGAGAAGTGTAAGGTACTATACACTTACTGGGCCCATCCATCTCGCGCGTTCGGGGCTATCTACTTTTAAAAGTGCAAGAACGCAATATCATATTGACAGTATCCCGGAAGTTGTTGTTAGACATACTAGTACAAAAAGGTGCGTTCATTTCACTATCATCTGGTAGCGAAAGCTCGTGACTGGTCAACAATTGATAAGTCGTTGCGGCCCAACGACCTCCGAGCTTGCACTTTTTCTTGCACTCCATATGTCACTATAAAGTTAGTAGCTAGACACAACTCCATATGAGTGAAAGGGCCGCAAGGATCGCTTACCTACGCCAAAATATTACAGGTTAACAAAACATCGGAGCGTTATTTTCATCGGCCAAGGGTCTTCCAACCACGGATCTTGACCTCAGCGACCCTACGGTGCGACCCTTACCTGCATGGCCACCGAGACCAAGCTCCAGGCCTCCGGCGAGATCACGCCACGGATGCGCGCGTTCCTGCTCGCGCTCGTCACGTGCGCCGGGCATATCGGCAATGCGTGCGTCGCCGCCGGCATCAGCCGCGAGTGCCATTACCGCTGGTCGCGTGGGTACCTCGACACCAAGTCGGGCAGGCGCTACGAGGCCTCGCCCGCGTACCTCAAAGCGCTCGAGGCCGCTCTCGCTATCTCGGCCGAAGTCTTGGAAGACGAGGCCATCAGGCGCGGTTATGAAGGCGTCAAGCGCTACAAGTTCGGCCCGGACGGCGAGCCCAAAAGGCACCCAGAGCAATGCGAGTGTGGCCACGAGCTCGTGAGCCACGCACGACCTCGCAAGCCCGACCACGTGCCCGACGGTGAAGACGTCGACCAGACCGTGCGGCCGTGCCTCGCCTGCTCATGCGAAGACTTCAAAGGCGCGCCGTACTGGGAGCACGACTATTCCGATAAGCTGCTGCTTGCGCTGCTCGGCGCACGGAAGCCGCGCCAGTACGCGACCAAGCGGATCGAGACGACCAAGACGCTACGCAACATCAACTGGGACGCGCTGCCCGATGCCTTGGTTGCCAGGATAGCCAGGGGCGAGAACCCCCTCGCTGTGCTCGCGTCCGCTGCCGACGAGGGTGCGGAGCGCATGCTCGCGTCAGGTGCTGTGCTCGGCGGGCCGGGTGCAGCTCGCGCCGCTGGGGGCGAGGGGAGTGAGGGCGAGCGTGCTGCTGGGAGCGCTGGCAGTGCTGAGGGCTGAGGGGTGGGACGCGCGCGACGTGCGAGCCTGGAGACGGGACGACGAGGCCAGCCACCAGCCGACCGACCGACCAGCCGACCAGCTAAACGACATGCCAACCCCCCAGGCCACCCGTCAAGTCCCCAACGTTTTAAATCACTATGCGCGCGTTCGGCCGGCCATTTCCTGTGAAATCCGGGCCATGACCCCCATGCCGGGGGCAGGTTCATGACGGGGCGGCCTCCCCCTATTCCACCTCTCACCCCACCGAGGGCGTTGAGCCCTGCCCAGGAGACGCTGATGAACGCTGCGCGTGCACGACTAGGCCACCTCGACGGTACGGCCTTCGAGCGGCTGTGGGACGAGTCGGGTCTTGATCAGGACACGCTCCTCGCGGAGTTCCACGCCGCGGGCATCTTCCTGGACGATGAGGTGCCACCGCTGCCGGTGAGCCCTGTCCGCCGGTACGCCAACCTGGCGCTGGCGAACTTGGGCGGTCCTGCAGCCTGGCGTCGATCGTGATGCGTCGTCATCTCCGCTGGCTCCGCCGCGGCCTCGAGGCCCATCCGGGCACACCAGCGCTGGCGGCTCTCGCGCTGGCCCTGCTCTTCTTCGCGGCGCTCGGCCCGCCGTGGTACGTGTACATCGCTCCGGCAGGCTACGTGCTGCTGTACCTGGTGACCGCGTGGGATAGCGGCAGGCGCTTCGAGACGGAGTTCCCTGGCAGCGTTGAGCGCACCCGCGAGATGCTGTTGAGCATCTTCCTAGGCGAGTAGCGCCGTCACACTTGACGTCCCAGCACCGGGCTCGCATAGTGGTGGCTTCCAGGGGGTGTGTCGGAAGGGGGTAACGGTTGGTGGGGTACGTTGCCCCCTTCTCCTCCTCCGCCGGGTGGGCCCCTTGCCGTTGGAGTGCTGACGTGACGACGGACGAGTTGGTCGAGGCAGCGCTTGGCGAGGAGATATCGATCCTGATGGATCTCTACCCGTCGGGCCTGACGTCCTGGTCGACCGAGGATCCAAACGAGCTCCGTGTGACGCTTGGGGGCGTGGAGCGCACCTGGCCGACCCCGACCCACGCCGACGCCGTGTCAGCGCTCGACGAGATCCGCAAGGCGCTCTTCACGGGCGAGCATGGCGGCATCGGTTTGTCGTACTGGGGCAAGGATCGCCAGCGCGGGCTGATCCTGACGTTCCCGGTCCACGACGCTGAGGACGTCGTGAAGGACGTGGCCGATCGCGGCCGGGTGAGGGTCCTCTTGGGTGGCAACCTCCCCGAGATGTTTCGGTACTGGGCCGACTGCATCGAATCCGGGACGGTCGGATGACGCGCACCGAGGTAGCACGCGAGTGGTTCCCCGCGAGCCAGGAGCTGGCCCGCGACATGGTCGGCCTGCGCGAGAGCACCGTGAACTTGCCACCCACCCTGATCGTGATAAACGAGACGTTCGAGTTCTCGAAGCGTGAGAACCCGACGGAGTGTGCCGACGAGCACCCGGGGGAATCGCGGTGCCGGGGCGTGGACTACGTGTACCGCTACCGGCAGCCGCATGAGAACCCCATGACGGGCGAGCCGGAGACGCGCGTTTTTTGCCTGTGCGGATATACCGAGTACCGGAGCAAGGAGGTCGTGGCGGGTGACGCGCACTGAGTTCCTCGCCCGGCTATCGGGCTTCGCGGCGTTGCTCGCGGCACCGTTCACGGCCCTATCCGCGGCGCGGGTGTCGGAGGCTCCGACCTACCTGGCGCGTCTCGACCAGGCGCGGGAGCAAGTCGCGGCTTCGTGGGCAGCGATCGACCGGCTGGTCAGGCTCCAGAGGCGGCTCAGCGCCGCGCTAGACGGGGCGTATCCTGGCTACGGCGGGGACCCGAGCGAGTGGCCGCTGTACCGAGCGCATATGGCCGCGATCGACCACTTCGACGCGACGGTCCTCGATGTGGGCGACGATGTCGCGGACGGCTGGGGCGTGGTGACGGAGATAGACTTTGTGGCGCGCACGGTCACGGTCGACTTCGGTCCGTCGGATTCTCCGGCTGTGTTTTTGGTGTTCCACAAGGATGGCTTGGTCACGCGCCACCGGGTCGAGTCGCTGGATCCCCCGCCGTGCGAGCGCTGCGGCGGCTCCGGCTGGATCCGCACGTACGCTCGCCGGCCCGTCGCGGGCCTTACGCTGCCGAGTAACCTGCCGGACCCGTCGCCTCCGGACTACGTGGCCGCGCTGTGTCCGGCCTGCTCGAGGAGATCTACGCTCCGCTGACCGGGTAACCCCACCCCCGGGGGGCCGTTAACCGGTCCCCTCCCCGACGGAAAGTATTGCGCGTTTGGGCCCCGACCCCACATGTTGCGCCCGGTTACTGTGACGGTAGCTGTGACGGGCTCGTTGGCTGACTGGCCGAGGACGCGCAGAGCTGCCGGTACCTCGAGGATCATGGGAGCGTGAGATGCGAGGCGACGAAGAGGTGGATGGCGAGGTCAATGAGCAGCCGTTCAATGTGCAGCCGCCCAGTGAGACGGTGGGCCAGCGGTTCATGTCGGACGAGGAAAGCGACGATTTCGAGCCGCTCACAGCCGACGAAGGACTTGGCGCGATCGTCTCGGACACGACCCGTTTCGACGATAAAGTGGTCTACAGGCTGCGGGGACAGGACTCGAGCCAAGACCCCGGATTCGCCGTCGGCGACCGTGTGAAGGTCGATATCGCCGGCCAGAAGCACGAGGCGTTCGTGCTCAGCGCGGGCATGGGCGTCGAGGTCGAGCTGCGTGACGCCAGCCGCGGCTCGGGCACGGTCCATTTCGTGCCGGCAGGCTCGGTCTCGCCGATCGCAGGATGAGGGCGCCGGGCCCGGCGGACGTACAGGCTCAGCGCAGCGCTCTGCACGAGCGTATCGACCGCGATTTTCACCCTCACGAGCTCGATGACACCCAGCGCGCTAAGGTCGCGAGCGTCCGGTCCGACTTCTCGCTGCTCGCGCACGAGATCGTGGACATGCTCGATCCGGGTCGTGAGCTCAGCTTGGCGCTCACGCACCTCGAGGACGCCCAAGACCAGGTCATCAAGGCGATCGCGCGGTACCCGTAGGCGGCGCGCGTGAATTTCTTGAGCGACGCATCGGGCCGACCGGGCGCTCGCATGTGGATCGCGAGCCTGACGCGCTCGCTACCGCGTACGCGGCTCAAGACGCTCGTCCATGATTTCGACAGCGGCCCGCTCAGGCTGTGGTGGGGCCCGACGGTCGAAGTCGAACGCGGCGATATCGTGCACTATTTCCGGTCGATCGCGGGCTACGAGCTCGAGTGGGTCGAGCGGCCGGCGCCGCCGGCCCAGTCCGAGACGCTCGGCTCCGTGACGACGGTGCGCCTCTCGTGATACCCGCCCCCTACATCCCACGGCTCTACCAGGAGCGCGCAGTGAGCGACGAAATCGGTCTGCAGATGATGGACGACCGCATGCTGGTCATCCCGATCGAGGAAAAAGAGGAAAAACGCACCGCGGGCGGCATCATCGTGCCGGCCACGTCGCGCGAGAAGCCGACGAAAGGCACGGTCGTCGCGGTCGGTCCCGGCTCGTTCGTCGATGGCGAGATCGGGCGCCGGCCGATGGGCGTAAAGCCCGGCGACGTCGTGCTTCACGGCCAGTACGCCGGCTCGGTGATCGTCGTCGACGACGCTGAGTATCTCATGCTGCGCGAAAGCGACGTGATCGCTCGGGTCGAGGGGTAGCGGTGGACTCCCGGGAGCGAAACAGGGTGATCGAGGAGATCAAGAGGCTCGAAATGGCCCGGTCTCGCGCGCCACGCCGCTCGAAAAAGCAGCGGCCACGCTTCACGAAGCGCGCGCGTGCGAAGATGCGGCGGCGGGTGAAGCAGAAATGCGGCTACACGCGCCGCGACGTCGACCGGATCGCGCAGGAATCAGGCGCGGGCATCGATCCGCCTGACGCCTACATCGAGGCACTGGTGGAAGTCGGGTTCTGAGATGCACGCGTCCAGGCTCATGGAACGGGCGAGGCGGCCGTGGCTGGCTGAACCCGGCCTGGGCGCGTGCATTTCGCCGTGAAACTCCGGCGCCCTCCGCCGCTCGTCGTATTCGTGGACGAGACGCAGGCCGCGCCACGCGGCTACGGCTTCGCATGGCGCACGCCGGACCTCGCCGGCGCGGTCGCGATGCCGGTCCCGCTCAACGTCGTCGCTCGAGCGCTGCGCCGGCTCTGGCACTGGATGGTGTACATCCACGGCGGCCAAAGCGCCCGCGATTCGACGTATCTGGGCGCCTGGCTCGAGGCGGACAGGCACTACCGCGAGACGATCACTGAGCTACGCGCCGCCGAGAAACGGGCGTACCTGGACGGGCTGCGGGACGGGGCGAGCTTCGCGCTCGAGCGGGAGCCGTGAGGCGCCGCGCGTTCCTCCGCCGCATGGCCTTCGCCGCGCTCGCGACCACCTTCCTCGACATCCCCCTGCCGACAGAGAAGGCCTTCACGGCTACGCAGGCCCTCGAGCGACTCGAGGGATGGCAGTCCGAACTCAACAGACTCATCCACGAGGTCTTCGTCAACAGCGTGCTGCCCGCCGTACGGGGAGAGAGTCCGATGGCCGCGCTGTTCAAGGATCCCCCGAGCGAGCCAACGGTGTTCGAGGTCGCCCTCCGGTGACCGACGGCACCATCACCCCGGCGCAGTTCGAGGAGCTCCGGCTCCGAGCTCAGGCGATCGAGCGCGAGCGCAAGGCGCAGGGGATGTGGGCCGGCGGGGTCAGGGCGCACGTCGAGTATCAGACGCGGCCTGTCGAGTGGATCGTCGAGCATCTTGGCGTGCCGGAGCACACGCTACGATGGAGCATGCTCCCGGAGTACGCGGAGCACCAATGGGACGGCGACGTCGACCCGCTGGCGAAGGCGCTCGAGGCGCTGGGTGAGTCGAAAGACGTGGGGATCGAGTCGGCCACCGGAATTGGGAAGACGTTTGTTGCAGCGTGCGTAGTTTTTTGGTTTCTGGCAGCGTTCGAGGACTCGATCGTGGTGTCTGCAGCCCCCAAAGAGGACCAGCTCCTAAAGCACATGTGGAAGGAGGTCGGCGATCTCTGGCCGCGCTTCCAGCGCCATTTTCCGGAAGCGGAGCTCCTGACCGGTGCGATCCGCATAAAGCCCGGGGAAGCCGGCAAGGAGAAGTGGGCCGCGACGGCGTTCGTCTGTGGCATCGGTGCCAACGAGGAATCAGCAACTAAGGCGCAGGGTTTTCATGCTGCTCATCTGCTGATCATCAGCGAGGAAACTCCGGGTATCCACCCTGCGATCATGAACGCGTTCGAGAACACGCGTACGGACGATCACAACCTCCACCTGGCGCTCGGCAACCCCGACCACCGGAACGACCCACTCCACCAGTTCTGCATCCAGGAGTCGGTCGTCCACGTCCGCGGGTCCGCGCTCGATTATCCGAACATCGTCTGCGGCCGGAGCGTCGTGCCGGGCGCGATCGGTAAGCGCCGGCTGGCGGAGCGCACGACGAAATACGGCAAGGGCTCGAGGCTCTACGAGTCCCGGGTACGCGGGATCTGCCCGGCAGAGTCCGAGGACGCGCTCATCAAGTGGGAATGGTGCGTCCTGGCCTCCCAGCGGTACGACAAGCTTGCGTCTACGCCCGGGCACGTGATGGGCACTTCAGCGCTCGGCGTCGACGTCGCAAACTCCGAGCAGGGCGACAAGGCCGCGATCGCGCGGTGGGAGGGCGAATGCCTCACCGAGGTCGCCGACTTTCAGTGTCCGGACGCGAATATCCTTGGCTCGGACGTCGAGAAGGAGATGAGGGAGCGGGAGATCGACGGCCGCTACGTAGGCGTCGACTCGGTGGGCGTCGGCGCGGGCACGATCAACGAACTCAAACGCCTTGGGGTCAAGGTTCGACCCATATCGAGCGGGACGAAGGCGATTCCGGGCCTCGACGAGGACACCCTGTGGTCGGAGATCGATACCGATTTCGAGGGCAAGGTACGGCCGCGCGGCGCGACGGTCATCGAGGCGGAACGGTTCAACAACCTCCGTAGCCAGGCGTGGTGGCGGATGCGTGAGGACCTACGCATGAACCGGTGCGCGATCGCGCTCGACGAAGAACTCTTCCAGGACCTCACGACGCCGACCTACCAGACGAAAAACGGCATCATCGTTGTCGAGTCGAAGGAAGAGAGCGTTAAGCGGCTGAAACGGAGCCCCAACAAGGGCGACGCCGCGGTCTACGGCAACTGGGTGCGCCGCCGCCGGCCCGAGAAGAGCCCGCCGAGGGAGGAATTGGTCTCCTCGACGCACCGCGAGTACGGCCTCGAGCGTAAGCTCGCGCAGCTCGACAAGCAGCAACGCGCCGATCGGCGTCGGATGATGCGGATACTCGGCAAACCGGTGAGGAGGGCCTGATGGTGATATGGAACCGTTACGCTTCAGATGTCGTCAGGAACATGGTGGACGAGGTGCTTCAGCGGACTACGGGGAAAAGCCTCGATGTCAGTGTGCACCGTCCATACCAGGACGTCGACTCCCTCCGGATAACGGTCCTCGATCGAGCGACCGGCGTCGTCCACGAACGCGACGTCGACCCCATGGAGGTGGCCCGTGATGGATGGCTGGAAGGGGCGTGTCACGACCTCGTTGCCAGCATCCTCGGAGAGGACGGGGCCGCGGCGCCTGCCGCCCGCGAAGTGGCTTTCCTGCCCGAGGGCGTCGAGTGAGGTGGCCCTGGACCTCCACGGCCCGCCTCGCCGACGCCCACGCGGAGATCGAGCGGCTACGCGAGCAGAACGGGCAGCTTATCGACTCGTTGACCAGGATCAGCCGGCGCGAGGCCGGGCTTCCGGAGACGCCGCGCGAGCCCCGGCCGCGGCTCGAGCCCATGCCCATCGAGCTCAAGGAGTACATCGAAAAGTTCGCCACACCGAGCATCCGCAAGGAGATGCGCACCCGGTACTATAGGCGACACGGCGCTGGCGAAGCGTGGGCCCGGATCATGGATGACGTCATGCTGAAAGAGGAAGAGGACGACGATGGGTAACCGCACACCCCAGCAAACCGTACGCGCTGGCCGGTTCGAGCAGCGGCTCGGCGAGGTCGAGATGGGCCTGCGGCGCAGCTTCGCCACGGACATGGCGACGGCGCTGATGGAGTACCACAAGCTGGCCGTGCTGCCCCTGCAGGAGCGGATCGCGTTCCTCGAGCGGGTCACGGGCATCGCAGCGGCCCGATGGCTCGCCGGCAAGCTGCGCCGCCGCCCGCCGCCGCCAGCCCCGGCCCCCGAGCCCGACGAGCCCGCCGAGGCATGAGCGCTGTCCCTGACGAGATCGCGACGGCGCCGCCCGAGGTGACGTCGCTATGGGATCACCTTCCGGAAGCGTCCCAGGACGCAATGATCGAGGTGATCCGACTGCTCGCTATCGAGCGGTGGTCGGGCGACATACACCTCCGCTGCTCCAACGGTGGCATAGGTTCGTGGAACGAGAACCGTAGGCGCACCCCGCGGTCATGAAGCTTGACCACAGGTGGCCGCATAGAGTAGCTTCGCGCCCGAGGCACAAGATGTAGACCGGACTCCTCCGGCCCCCACAAGATGTGGTGGGATTTCCAGAGCCCCGGCACGTACGCTCGATCACGAGCGCAGCGTGTCGGGGCTTTTTCCGTTTGGGGAGTGGATGGCGACAGCGCTGCAATACGCGACGCCGAGCGGTGTCGGGCAGGCCCCGAGGCCAGCGCCAGCCGTGTCCCCATTGCCAGAGCAGAACGAGGCGGATGCCGTAGGCGTGCGCACCGCGGCTGCAAACGCGAAACGGGTGTTGGAAGCTCACAAGAAGGGGCTCCAGTCGAGGCGCCAACGCGACCTCATCTCGGAAAAGCTGATCCTGCACATCGACGGATCCGGCGATTTCCAGTGGGCCGACATCTTCGAGGGCCAGGCGGTAGTCATCCCGCGGGACGTGTCCGAGTACCGGAAGACCGAGAACGTCCTGCGGCTGATCGTGGAGAACGCGGTCGCGCATCACACGACGATGCAGCTCCGGTACATGGCAGAATCGATGCGCGACGAAGAGGCCCGTGACAGGGCGATCGTCGACACCGTGTGGGCGAACTATCTGGCGCAGACCCAGGACTTCAACGGGCTCTTCGCGGAAGCGATGTATCTCGCCATGCCAGCCGGCTTTTGCCCAGTGCACGGGTATTGGCGAGAAGACGTGACCCAGGACTGG